TTAGTCCACGTTTCAGAATCTGATGCTGTTAAAAATTCATTTGTAGATGTATCAAATATATAATCATAGTTACCATCTTGTAATATAGATTGTGGATTACTTGTTTTTCTAGCTGGATATAATATATATTCTAAACCAGCATTGTCTATATAAGATAATTTTACATAATTAACATAATCATGTGGAAGTATCATTGTTAATGATGGTGGTACATCTATTTCTTGTGATTTTTCAGATCTAAACGTATCGTAACTCATTTCCGCTAAACCTCTCTGCGCGTGAAAAGCAATATCTGTTCTACTGATTTTTGATATTAATTTATTTTCGCCAACGTATGATATTAAAAAGTTATTTATAATATCTTTTATTTTTACAAATTGATAATTACCCCACTCTTCTTCAGCTGCAATTTGTTCAACTCTTACAGTTAAACCATTTTTAGGTGCGCCATTACTTTCTAACTCAGCTGTATTATTTGCATAACCTGTAAAATTAACTGTGTAAGCATCACCACCACTACCCTTTGGATATGTATAATTAGATTTATCAATCTCAACATTATTAACAAATATTTTTATTTCACTTTCTGCTGTAGGTCTTTGGCCAACACCAAAAGCTGATTCCAGTAAAATAAAGTCTCTGTTAGTACCGTTTCCAGTAAAACTTTGACTTCTTAAATAATATTTCTCTTGTGTTCCTGTAAATAATGCCATTTATTTATTGTTTTTCTTGTTGTATAGTTTTTATTTCTTCGTTTGTTGCTATTTGATATACACTTGGATCTTTAATAACAACGCCAGCTAACGCTAATATATTAACAACTAATTTTGTTTCTTCTGATTCATGTAGTTCAAAGTTGGTTACGTTTGTAGCATTGTATAAAGCTGTTCCACCAACGTCAGTATATGTCCACTCAACTTCAGCTGGTTTTTTAATATAATTTACTTTCACATTAGCTTGATCTTCAGTTTTAGTAAATGTATTATCAATATATACTTCAATTTTTGAACCTTCTTTTACATATATGGGTCTATCAGCAGTTGGAGCGGTTAACGGCGTTTGTTTTAATAACAAAATATCTTTTTGAGTAATTCTTTCAGCAGAAACACCTTTATATAATATGCTACCTAATTTATATACATTTGCAGGTAAAGTCATTGTTGATGTTCCAGTTATAATAATTCCTGGAACTTCAAATATAGAAATTTTTTCATTCAATATGTTTATCATATCTGAATATTCAGTGTCGTTACCAGGAAGTCTAAGAAATTGATTGAGATCGTAGAAGTATTGCTCAAAGATCTCCATTTGAGCTTGATTGGCCAATAGATTAAACTCTTGTGGCGTGATATATCCCCTCTGTTCTTTATTGAGAATACTTAATACTCTTTGATATACTGTATCTATTGTTACTGCCATAATTTCTTTTTTTATATAGTGTAGTCACCCCATAGAGATGACTACCCTATAAAGTGATTAATTATTTTAATCTTTTTTCTATGTTTTTATATATTTCTAAACCCTCGTCGGTTTTGAAAAATGCTGCTAGCGCAGAATATGGGTGTTCATCAAAAGGAACGGTCATAATCTTTCTTTTGTTTTTACCCCATGTAAACATTCGTTGATCTTCAGAAAGTTCTAACAATCCAGCTTCAACAGCCTTTATGCCATAGTTTCTAAGTTCAACGTTTTCATCTTTTGCTAAATCAATAAGTAGTTGCGGGTTTTGTTTAGCCAGAACTAAAATATCCCTCTTTAATTCTTTTGATGTTAACTCATTAACATTACTACCTTGTTCTACCCTTAATATAGCTTCAACATGATCTATTTCTAGGTTTTTAGCTATATTTAAAGCTTCTATTTCCAATTCAATATCAGCAAGCTCATCACGTGCTTCTTCAACTGGATTAAATTCCATATATACTTCATTTAAACCTGGATGATACAGTGAAAGTAACTTTTGTAAAGTTTGATCTTCCCTTGGTACTTGAAGTACTCCATCCTCAAATGTAATATGTGCTAATCTAGCATCACCTTTAAATTCATCAACAAAAGGTGATTTTTGATTTGTTGTATATTTTAATTCTCTTTGAGAACCTAATTTCTCATCAAAATAAAATATATTTCTTGATTGTATCATATGTGTTAACGGCGTGTTAGCACTTGTTAACGTATATGTTCTATCTTTAATTTCCCAATTTTGTTCAGCATTAGGAGCAGCTGTTTCTTTTACTTTTTTCATAATATAATATAATTAAATAAGTTAAAAATAAAGGGCTAGGTGCCGAAGCACCTAACTCTCTATATAAATAATAATGTTATTATCTTTTTAATAACATAAAGTTGTTAGCTGCTTGAACAACTAAACATCTTTCTGATAGATAATTAACAATCATTGCATCTTCGTCAGAAGTGATGTTTCCACCAACTGAACCCGTGATCCAAGTTTTTAATTTTCTATCTTCTGTATCAGACTTTCTATATCTAACGTGTAGGAAAGGTCTTTTAATATTTTTACCTAATCCCTCGTCGTATACAGAGCTTACGCCTGCTGGTATAATTGCACCTGCAATTTTAGTATTTCCCGCACCTGGCGTGTTAGCACCATGAGCTTGAACATCATTTAAGTATTTCCAGTCAGTTTTGTAGAAGTCATAAGAACCTCTTCTAAAACCAGAGAAACCTAAATTAACCGCCATGTCAGCTGAGTTGTTAAATACACCAAATGAAGCTGATGTCGGAGATGCTGCACTTGCTACACCTGAGTTAAGATTTCCTAACATGTCATCTATTTTCAAAGTTGTATGTCTATCTAAATATAACATATTCTCTTCAATAGCTCCTTGTCCATCAAACTTAATTAAGATGTTGTCAAAAGTTGCAATATCAGAAGTATACTCACCTGTAAAAGCATCTGTTGTTACGTGTCCTCTAGTTTCGATTGCATCGAACATACCTTGAGTACCATCAACACCAGGAGCTCCATTACCAGATTTTTTAACTGATTCAAGAACTGTCATTTCAAGATAATCATTGAAACGAGCTCTAGTATCACCTTCTGCTTTTAAATACCACATATAACCGCTTTGTCCTTCTTCACCAGATACTTCAACCCAACCAATTTGAGCAGTATCAGAACCATTGATAATGAATCTGTCTCTGATTATAACTGGTTTGTTGTCATACTTGTTGAAACCTGGATTTAAAGCAGGTCTTGAAGATCCACTTACAGCTAAGCTAGTACCTTTTAAATGCTCAGAACCATATACCATAGCTTTAAATATAGAGTTGTCAGCAAAGGTTATTTCACCAGTGCCACTTGCATCTAATGTTGCCTGCGTATAAGGCTTCATAACTACATCGTTACTGCTATCCGCTACAGTTGTTACAATACATTTAATTGTTTTACCAGTGCCGGTACCACCTACACCGTATAATAATACCGTGTCGTGTAATCTAAATAATGCTGCATTTGCCGCGCTAAATCTAACTTTATTTGCCGAAGCGTCACAAGCTGTACTTTCTGCAGAAATATGCAATCTTCCTTGTTCTGACCAAACTACTTGATCTGAAGCCATAGCTTCTTCTGCGCCTACTTGAGACAAGAAGCCTGATAACATTCTGTTACCATATCTTTCTACCTCTGCTTCATAAAGCTCTGGTAGATATTGCTGCGCCCAACCTGTAGAAAAATCTAAATAGTTAGCCGAAGCAGTTTGTTGTGTTGGGAGAGGATTACTTACGTTTATCCCACTTCCCGCTACTGGATTTGCCATTTGTTTTTAATTTTATAGTTTAACTTTATTTTTTAATTTTGAAACGAAGTTTACTAGAATCATCACCAACTACCTTATACTTAAATCCACCAGTACTTACTTCTTGGTGTCCTTGTCTAGGTGTCATATCAACATTTTTAGAAGTTGTTACACTATTTTTTAAAGCATCAGCTTTGCCTTGCTCATAAAAATGGTTTGCGATAGCATCAGCATTCATAGCTGTAAATAAGCTTTTATGATAACCTTTAGCGTCTTTCATTGATCTGTTTTTATCAAGAAACTTTCCGATAAAATTATTAATGTCGCTTTGTGTTGTCTTTACTTGATTTACATCTTTAACATTAAACCTATATTTTTTATCACCAACACTATATTCAAATCCTTTAAATTTATCATTAAATAATTGATTAGTTTTATTATCAAATATTGATCTATTGTTTTGTGCCTCTGCTTTTGATTCCTTATCCTCCTTTTCATATCTATTAAAAAAATCAATAGCTTTTTGCTGCTCAGGCGTTAACTTAACACCACTTTTGATTTCTTCATAATAATTGGATTTTAATTTATCCAAATGACTTTTAGCGTTAGCAACTTGCTCCTTAAAAGCCAATTTCTTTCTCTTGACATCTCTTGCTTCATCAAGTTCTTCATCATATGTAAATGAATCTTCTATTAAAAAACTAACCTCATCATCTGTTAAATGTGATTTAGTTTGTTTATAGTACTCGCGAAGTATAGACATGTCATCATACTTACTGTAATCTTGATTTAACTTTACGTAATCCTCAAGATCACCACCAGTTTCATTCATAAAGTCTATAACTTTCTGAATATTTTCTGGTAAGTCTTGACCAGTTTTTTCTGCTTCTTCTACAGCCTTTTCAACTGTCTCTTCAAAAGCATCAATTTTATCTTCAACATCCTCATTAACTTCTTCTTCCTCTGTGATTTCTTCCAAAACCGGTTGTTCAGTTTCTTCTTGTTTTTCTTCAACTTTTTCTTCTTCCACTTTCTCTTTAATCTCTTCAACAACTTTATCATCTTTTTCTTCTTCAAGTTGAACATCTTTAGGTTCTTCTACCTTTTCTTCTTTAGGTTCAGCTAAGTTTACTTTAATTGTTTCATCTTGCTTTCCTAAATTTTTCATTCTTTTTGGTTTAGGTGTTTCTTTAACCTTAACCTCATCTCCCATAGGAGCTTCTACAGTTTCTTTAACTGTAGCTTGTTTTTCATTTTTAGCCATAATATAATATTATATAATTAAACATAATGTACTCTCGTACAATTTTTTACATACTTTCGTACGCTATAACAGATCCACTTGCTAATTTAAAACCTGTCCATCTTCCGTGTATTATTGTTCCAACCGGAAGAGCTATACCATCCATAACAACTCCAGCATCAGTGTCTTCTGTATTTATCCATTTACTTTCATCATTAGCGCTACCAGTTTGTTCAGATGTTAAACCCGCACTAGATGCAAAAGTAGCAGCTGTAACTACTTCAATTGTGCAAAATACATTTCCACCGTGTTTAGGTGTTATCGCTGTAGTAGCGTTTTCAAACGTTGAACCAATAACCTTACCAGTCCAATCTTTAATTGCAACTCCCATTTTTTTTATTATTTATTTATTAAACATATTAACTAGGATCAAACATACCTAAGTCAAAATCACCACTTAATATATCATTACTTGTTGATTCAAATTTTTTAGGTGCTTTACCTGTTTTTCTTTGATCTATTAATTCAGATTGTTGAGATGCTTGAATTCTAGTTCTCTCATCTTTACGATCTTCTTTATTAGTTTCTTTTGCTTTTAACGAATCAATTTCCATTTGCTTTAATCTCATGTTAATCATAAACTCATGATCCATTAATGTTTTCTTCAATTCAGCCTCTTTGTCTAGCTTTTGTATGTCTAGTTGCGATTCAACTTGTTCAAGTTGTGCTTTTTGCTGTGTGATAGCTTGATTTTTTTGTATCTCAGCTTGAGCTGCAACTTGTTGTGTTTGTGCGTTTGCTTGAGCTTGTGCTTGTATGTTTCTTTGTGCTATTTGTTGATCTAATGCTACTTTCTTTTTTCTTCTTACTTTTAATAATTGATTAGCAAGTTTTACATTTTTTATTTCTCTAACATCAATAGCATCCTCTAATTCAATACTATTTTTAGCTAACGCTTGTTGTATATTATTTTCAAGCATTTGTTTTTCTTCTTCATCAGGTGCTAATTCAATAAATATACCAAAATCATGCAAATGTAAGTTATTCATTTCCTCTAATGTACCTACGTTATGTGCTCCGATCTGCTGTATAAAAGCATCTTTAGTAGGTGAGTACTCTAGTATGTCTGATACTCTTAACGATAAACACTCTGCTGTTTCTACGGTAACAAATAAACCAGACTGTAATATATGTCTTGTTGCTGTGTTACTGTTAGCGGCTGCCATTTTTTGTATTCCAACTAAAGCATTTTTATCAGGTGTACTACCATCTCTAGCTTCATTTAACCCAGTCACATCTCTTATCATTTGTAAATAATAATTATATGTAGTAATTAAACTTTGTAGTTTAGCACCACCAGAGTTACTAGCAATTTCTTGTATAGGTACTTTACCAGGATTCATGTCACCTTCTTGTGTTAATGATCTACCAATTATACTACCAGTTTGAAAGAACATGTTTAATGCTTCTTGTGGATTATAATTTGTACCATTACCTAAATCAACTTCCGCTAAACCATCTGCGTCAAGATAAACACCATCAGGAACCATTCTTGATAAAACTTGTTGTAATTTTAAATGTGTTAACTGTATCATATCAGCAAAACCAGTACATCTACTAACTAATGATTCAATTTTACCTTTATACATTCTAGGTGCACATAAACTATAATTCATTTTAACTTTTGATGTATCGCTTTTAGGGCGCATCATATTTTTAGCCATTTCCCACTTTAAGAGTTGGTTTGTACCTAAAACCACAGCACCTTCGTATAATACCTCATTTGATTTAGATATTTTGCTAAAGTTAGTTTCTTCTGGCGGATTAAAGTTATCATCTTTTTCAATAGCTTTATCAGCACCACTGCTAATTTCTTTTACTTTATAAACCTCATTGTGAAATGTTTTATAATTAAAATATAAAACCTGAACAGTGTTAACATCTATACTTGTGTTATTATAGTATGAGTTTCTATTCATAGGTGACATATGTACACCTGATTCTGAAGCTTCTTTTAAATCCTCTTCTGTAAGATCAGGAAATTGTTTTTTAAGCTCGTTTATTGGTAATGTTTTAACCTCACCTATATAATATATATCATCAAAATACGGAGAATCAGTATGTGACCAAACTAAATGTGCAGGATCTACGTATTCAATAGTAATACCTCTTGAGGTATCAAAAGTATTTTTTATACAACCAATACCAATTACAGCAAGATCATAATATAATCTTTTTCTAGTATTCTCGTATTTATTATTATTAAATAAAGTATTTAACGCCTGCTCTTCTGCTATTTCAATAGATTGTTTATAATCTAATTGCATATGCAGTTGTAATTCTTCTTCACTTTGTGGTAACGTTTCAGGATCATTTTCCGCCATATTTCTACCAAACGCTTGCGCTATAAATTGATTTACATCTTTATTACGCATATCACGAAGCATTGAATCCATATACTCTGTTCTTTGCGTCATACCTGATTTATCCTGAGAATATACTTTTACATCATAAGTTCTTTCCGCTATACCGTTAACTACTATATCTACAAACTTAGGTATGATAGGTACTGGTTTCCAGTCTAAATTAAGATAAGATAAATCACCATTGATAGATAATTCATCTTTATATTTTTGTATTGACTGTTCACCTCTAGCGTATAATCTTAATTTATGAAATTCATTTTCGTTTGATTGAAATTTATTTATACTACTACTAACGCCAAACCATTCGTGTTCAATTGCTTTAGCTATTTTTAATCCGTATTCTTTACTAGCCTTTTCTGAATCACTTACTATTTGACTTGGAAAATTTGCTTTTCTAACTGTATCAGCCATATTACTCTATTAATTTAGATGTTGTACCGCTATTTGTATATTTAGCAATACTTATACTTAGTTTTTGTTTTTCTATTTTAGCATTTGGTGTATATAAATGTCTATTACACGCCATTATTGCTAAACCAGAACTTATTGTTGCATCAAACTTTGTTCTTTTATTTATATCAAATCTAGCCCAATCATTCAATGTTTTATTAAAATACATGTTACCATGTGAACCATTATGTTTTGTGCCTACATGTTCTTGAATGTACATTTCAATTGCTGCCGCATGAGCTTGCTTAATGTCTTCACTGGAGTTTGGTATACCACCAACTTCTTTTTCTGCCACTGATAATTTATTCCATACTTTATCAGGCCTGTTCATTGAATAACCTCTATAACCTCTTCTTCTTAAATAATATAACAACCTTGGTTTGTTATTTTCCGCAAGTATTGGCATGCCGTAAAATACTAAAGACATCAACACATCTTCAAAAAACATCTCAGCTGTTGCAGGTCTAGCTATATATTCTAAAAAAAATTGACTAGGTGGTGCATCTTCCATGCTAAATTTAGTTAAACCATGTAAAGCACCTTTTGATCCTTTATTGTCAACTGTACCTGATATATCATAACTATCACAACCAAAAGCACCCATATGCTCATTACCAGGATATCTTTTACCATTTTTTTCAACAATACTATTTTGTAAATGCGTAGGCGGAACCCAAGACACATTAAATCTACCCTTCATGTCAGGATAAAACATAACCTTTGAATCCTTAATACCATTAACCCATTGAAAATTACCAGTTGATATTCCAACAGAATTACTTAACTCTTCATTAAAATCTATTTGTTCATATATTTTAACAAGATTAAATATACTATTATTTGCTTCGTCTCTAAACGCGTGTTCTTCGGTTCTTGGAAACTGACGATAAAATTCATTTAAAGCATCTTGATCTTTTTTTAAACCATCAACTTCATTTTCCCAATGGTCAATAACACCTATATCTATTAAATCACCATGATGATCATAAACTTCGTTATTTGGTGTATTAAAAACTGGCATACCATACTTATCCATAAACCCCTCATAATTCCACTCCATTGGTATAAACAAACTATATAAACCAGATTTTGTTTGACCGTTTTTATTTCTTTTTGTTACATCAGAATCTCTAAATAATTTTTTAAAATTATCACCACCTTTATCTAACGCGTTTGATGTACTTCCCATCATACATTTACCAATAACCCTACTGCCTAATCGTAAACATGTTTTTGTTACTCTCCAGTTATTTAAAATATTATCAGGCCTCTCCCATTT